TAATCTTCAACCAGGTGCTCCTAAAGGCAACATTGGATATTCAGCAAAAGTAGAACAAGGTATTGATTGGTTTGCTTTTGACCAAGATAAGAAGATTCGTCTAAACACATTCGTTAACGCAGTTTATGCCAGAGACACCAGTGACTTTGCCTACACTTATGGTAACGTATTCACACCAGCCGTGGGTGTAAAAGTTCGTAATGTATATGAAAGTGGATTAATCGAAGTAGGTGTTCAATATGCTAATCAAACCAACTTAAATGTCGCAGGCTCAAGTGGTGGCGGTGTTCAAGCGTTCATCAATGTGTGGACTGGTTGGGATTTAAAGAAATAATAACTAGAGAGAAAATAATATGTCAGGTCCAGTCGCAAGTAATTCATTACTATTTAATTTAGGAATGAGATATCCAGCAGTAACCGCTGCCGTAGCTGCAGTTGCAACCGTAGCAACACTCAATGCACCATTAGAAGTGGCAGAAAATACTGCAGTACCAGTAGAACCTCCAGTATTACTTAAAACTATTGCAGGATAATTATGTTATCTGAAGTTATTGTGAATGTTAGTACAGCGATGATTTGTTTTACCGGACAATGTTATCCTGTACTTGTTGGAGATAAAACTCCATTAGGTGAATATCAGTTAACACAATATCGTACTCCAATACCAGCTTATGGTGGTACTGTTTTAGCATTTAAGGAAACAGATAATGTGGTGTTTGCTATACACCAAACCATCAATGTTAAGGGACAGAATCGAGCAGTTAGAATTAAGTCTCCGGATGTAAAACAGAGAGTTGGTATTACTAATGGTTGTGTTAATGTTGAACCTCAGGTTTATAAAAAAATATTAGACTGTTGTTCTAAAGGTAAAGTCAAACTTATCAAGTAATAGTATACCAATTTATATTATGAAAAAATTATTGAGCATTTTCTTAATCATGTGTATGCCGGTGTACGCACAGACATCCGGCATAGTTGTACATAATATTATGAGAACACAAGTAGCACCAAGTGCTACGGTTCTTTTCAATCTTCAAGGTAAGTCTACAATGACCGAAGATGATTGGATTATATTGAATAGAAGCGTAGCATCATTACACGATGCAGCTCACAATCTAAAAAAACTCAACACTGTTATAGAATGGCATCAGTATGTTGACACTATCGATAAGTTATCCGAACTATCAATAGTACAAGCCAAAGAAAGAAATGCTCGAGGCTTGAAAAATACTGGAAATTCATTGTATAATGTTTGTATGAGTTGCCACAATCAATTTTTTCCTAAAGGTAAAAATCTCTAATACAGCGGTAGTCACTAAGTTATTGATTCCATTGACATTTTTTTTGTTGCCAAAGCGATAAAAATCGTGTATAATGGATTTTTAGTGGGAGATTATATGAAAATGATGTTAACGGGTGCAGAAATTGTGAAAAATAACGAAAAATACTCAATTTTTTATAAAAATCAGTTAATAATCAATAACTTAGAGAAGGAAGTAGCTGTCGGAATCGCACTTTCCTCTGAAAAATTAGAAATGTTGCGTGGAAACAACAAAAATGACAATATTTTCTACCTGAAGGTTGCCTAAAATCGTATTTTTTGATATAATTAATAATAAATTGAATAGGAGTTAATTATGGCGTATATGAATCAGCAGAAAAAAGCAGTTATCAAAGCAAACTTAGATAAAGCTCTCAAAAATACTGGTGTGAAATTCAGTTTATCAGTCCGAAATCACATGGCTATCTCCCTAAATGTTAAATCGGCGCCAGTTGATTTTATTAAAAATTTTAATGAAACGGTTGCTCAGCAACCTGGTGGTTTTCGTACTGGTTCGCCTGCCGAAAAATGCCTTCAAATTAATCAATATTGGTATAAAGAACATTTTTCAGGTAAGGCTTTAGAATTATTGGATAAAATTGTGCCTGCTATGTATTCAGCTGATTATTATGATAATAGTGATGCTATGACCGATTATTTTGATACCGCTTATTATGTGAATATCAGTATCGGTAAATATGATAAACCTTTTGAGGTTAAATGATGGACGAGAAAAATAAGAATTTTTTAGGACGAATAAAAATAACTAAAGAAGAAATTCCAGAATTTTTAAACCGTTTACTTGAGGTGCAGCTAGATATGATAGAGCGAGCGGTCGAAAAATCAAATTTAAAAGATGCTATTGAATTGATTGATTATATTAAGGCGAAAAAGTGAGTGGTATTTACATATTAAAAACAAAAGACGGTTACCGTGTGAATTTTACCAAAGAATATGTTTACCTCTTTGGTTCATATAATGATGATACTATGAATTATAACATTGATGCTGAAATTCTCAAAAGAATTTTCGGTAATTGTGCTGTAATTCCTAATGAAATAATGGCAATTCAATCAGCCAAAGGTATAAGTAGGTTGCACAATGAAACGGAAGATGGCATTATGATTTTAGATTCTTATGCCGATTATACCTTTAAGGACTTATTAGATGGCAAGGCAAACAAAACAGAATGAGATTAAACAGAGAATTCTAGGAACAACGGCAGAGCCGAAATATGAAAAACTAGAATCCCAGAGTGAGGTAGCGGCCGCATTGAATTGGTATCAGTCACATAAAGATACTAAGGATGCGGTTAAATACATTTCCGATTATGCCAAGAAGAATAAGATTGAAGGTAGACTAGACACCACTAAAGTATTTTCAACAACAGGATTTTTATGTCGTATCGTATCCAACGGTACGATTGTATCGGATGCTTTCAGAGCAACACTAGAAAACAGTTTAAAATCTATTCTCACAATGGAACCTGCCAAAGAGGTCGTGGTTGAGAAAACAACACCAACAGTAACTATCCAAGATAGAATGAATGAGAAGGTCTCCGAAATCATTGGAGAGTTGGAGGGTGCGATTGATGAATTGGTTATCAGTAAGTTTAAAACAACACCATCACCTTACGGCATTATGCACGATAAGGCAAAAGGTATGCACGCTACTCGTATCATCGATTGGGCTAAGATTCGTAGGCAAGAATTTGATGAGGTAATTAATACTGATGATGAACAATTAAAAGAAGGTTATTCCAATTTTACAAAAACAGAATTGAAGAAGTTGGTTGCCTATTGTGATTCTATTATTACAGATGCGATGAAGATTACTGATGAAAGTAAAGCTGGTCGCAAACCTCGTAAGAAGAAATCCAAAACACCAGAGCAGTTGGTTGCAAAGGTTCAGTATTTGAAATCTAATGATGAATATAAACTAGAATCACAGGATCCAAAACAAATCATTGGTGCCACATCAATTTGGATATTCAATATAAAGACAAGAAAACTTGGTGTATATCATGCATTAGATAGTCAAGGCTTTGGTGTTAAAGGAACAAGTCTTACCAATTTTAGTGAAATGAAGTCAGTACAGAAAACACTAAGAAAACCAGAAACAATATTACCTGAAGTAGTTAAGGGTGCTAAAGTTTACCTGAGAAACTGTATAGAGTCGGTAAACAGTAAGGCTAGTGGATTGACAGGCAGGTTAAATTCTGATACAATCCTTTTAAAGATTATAAAATAAGGTAATTTATGAGTGATGAGAGAAGGCTCTATATGAGAGCTGTGTTGGCTGGTCAATTACCAGAAAATTATATTACCGATAAAGAATTACATTTCATCTATGATAATATGTGGAAAGAAATGATTGGCTCACTATTGCCGCAACAATCGTGTAGTTTGAGTTATAATTAGGACATTATGATTATATTTGACTTTAACCAGATTGCTATTGCAAATCTGATGGAACAAATTGGCTCTTCTAAATCTGCCGTTGATGAATCATTGGTTCGTCACATGGTACTTAATACGATTCGAGCTAACATTAAGAAGTTTAGAGAATATGGTGAAGTTGTTATTGCTTGCGACAATAAGAGATATTGGCGCCGTGATATCTTTCCGTATTACAAAGCACACCGTAAGAAAAACCGTGAAGATTCAGGTCATGATTGGAACTCAATATTTGAGTGCCTCAATAAAGTTCGTGATGAATTGAAAACTAGTTCTCCTTACCGAGTTGTTGATGTTGACGGTGCTGAAGCTGATGATGTGATTGGTGTATTAACTAAGAAGTTTGCACCAACACAAAAGGTTATGATTTTATCCAGTGACAAAGACTTTGTTCAGTTACAGGTGAATTCTAATGTATCACAGTATTCTCCTACAATGAAGAAAGTCATTAAGACGGATAATGCTGGCGCCCAATTAAAACAATTAATTTTAGAAGGTGATAAAGGTGATGGTATTCCTAATATTTTATCCAACGATTCTACTATCGTGGATGGTATTCGCCAGAAAGCGTTAACCAAAGTTCGTTTGGCTGAATTGATGAACACCAATCTGGCTAATGATGGTACTGATGAATTAAAACGCAATTGGTCTAGAAATAAACAACTGATTGACCTTAATGAAATTCCTCAAAGTATTGTGGAAAGTATTATAAGTAGGTACGAAGAAATTAAACCCGCCACTCGGCAGCAGTTTATGAATTATATGATTGCGAACCGTTTGAAAAACTTATTGGAAGTAATTGATGAATTTTAATCGTATGTATCCTGAAATTTTTGCTGAATTTCAAAAAGCTCCCACCCGCAAGGAAAAGATTGATGTTTTACGAAGGTATGACAATGGTCGATTGCGTGAATTTTTGTTTTTGATGTTTAGTCCTAATGTGGAATTTGATGTTGAAATTCCTAAGACTTACAAAGCAAATCCTGAACCTGAAGGTATGACAATGAGTACCTTACATATAGAAGTTACCCGTCTTTATCGTTTCGTTAAAGGTCATCCAAAGAAGGCTGCAGGATTGACTGGAGATAAACAAAAAAATTTACTAATCAATGTATTGGAATCTATTCATAAAGATGAAGCTGAGTTGTTAATTAAAGTAATGAAGCGAGATGTGAAGATTCCATTCCTAACAGCACAAATAGTAAAAGAGGCTTTCCCCGGTATTAATTTATGAAAGTAGTTTTGGTTACGGGTGGTTTTGACCCACTACATTCCGGACATATTGAATATTTCACCAAGGCTAAAGAACTTGGTGATATTCTTTTGGTGGGTGTGAATAGTGATGAATGGCTTACTAATAAAAAAGGTCGGCCATTTATGCCTATTTGGGAAAGAATGGAAGTTATATCCAACATAAAGCCAGTAGGACACTGTTTCACATTTGACGATACTGATGGTACAGCAATTGATGCCATACATTATGCCAAGAAAATGTTCCCTACAGGACAAATAATTTTTGCAAATGGTGGAGATAGAACTGCTGAAAATATTCCTGAAATGTCGGTTGAGGAAGTTACCTTTGAATTTGGTGTTGGTGGTGAGAACAAGAAAAATTCATCATCATGGATTCTCGAAGAATGGAAATCACCAAAGACGGAAAGACCTTGGGGATTTTATCGTGTGTTGCATGAAGTTGATGGCTTGAAAGTAAAAGAACTTACCGTAATGCCTGGTCAATCATTGAGTATGCAAAAACACCAATCTAGAAATGAATATTGGATTGTCAGTGAAGGCAAATGTCTGGTGAATTCTAAACTCGATAATGGCTATAGTTTACCAACAAAGATATTGGAAAAACATAAAGACCACCACATACTTGTGGGTGAATGGCACCAATTGTTCAACACATTTGCCGAACCTTGTCGTATTGTTGAGATACAATATGGTGATAAATGTATTGAAGAGGATATTGAAAGACTATGAGACCTGACGGAAACGGTAAGGGTGATAAACCAAGACCATATAGTGTTCCACTAGAAACCTTTGACAATAATTGGGACGCAATATTTAAAAAGAAAACTGAGAAAGATGATGATGAAGGTAGCGATAGTAACACCGACAATCGGCAAACCGGAACTAATTGATGCTTTAAAATCGGTTCAGAAACAAACCTATAAAGATATAACTCATTATATTTTTATTGATGGTATGGAGTATGAAGCTGAGATTTGGAAGTTAGAAATTCCTGAAAATGTAAAATTTATTAGACTTGATGAGAATATAGGAAAAGGCTGGTATGGGCATAGAGTTTACGCAGCTTGTTCATTTCTTGTTAATGCTGATATCATCGTATATCTTGATGAAGATAATTGGATTGAACCATGTCATGTTGAAAAACTTGTTAATAAAATCAACGAAGGTAATGATTGGGCATATTCACTCAGAAAAATTTATGACAAAGATGGAAATTTCTTATGTGAGGACAATTGTGAATCATTGGGTAAGTGGCCTGTATATTTCAACGACCAAACATTTCACATTGATACCAGCTCTTTTGCTATTAAGCGTGATGTTGCTGTTCGCATTGGTCATGCTTGGTTCGGACAATGGGGTGCTGATAGGCAATTCTTTGGTGCGTTAAGGCACCACTTTCCAAAATATGATTGCACCAACGCACATACATTGTGTTACCGATTAGATGGTAATCCAAATTCAGTCACAAAAGAATTCTTTGATAATGGTAATAAAATTAATCAACAAAAATATAATGGTGAATTTCCATGGAAATTAAAACAGCACTTGTTACAGGTGGTGCCGGATACCTCGGTAGCGTTCTAAGTAAAAAACTTAAACGTGAAGGCTGGCGGGTTGTTTGTTTTGATATTAAACACCCAAAACACCATTACTATGATATCTATGAGCAAGGTGATATTAGAGATAGAGCTTCATTAGATTATCTTTTCCGACAAGTGAAGATTGATGTAGTATTTCATTTGGCTGGTAGAATCGAAGTTGGTGAATCCAAGAAGTATCCTACCGAATTTTGGGAAGTTAATACTGGTGGTACAGTAACATTATTAAATGCCATGAAACGTAACGGTATTGATTACATTGTATATTCTTCTACCGCTGGGGTCTATTGGGCTCAGAAGGCACTACTCAAGGAAGATAGTTGTGTGGTAGACAACCATGTTTATGGTAGTAGTAAATATGCAGCCGAAAATGCTATCCGAGATTCTGGTATCAAACACGTCATTTTCAGATATTTCAACCTTGCAGGTGCAGACGGAGATGTTGGTGAAAACCACGAACCTGAAACGCACTTGATTCCGTCAATTCTCCAAAATCTAAATAGCTTCCAATTATACGGCAACGATTTTGATACCGAAGATGGTACCTGTGTTAGGGACTATGTTCATGTATCGGATGTTGCAACTGCACATATTTCAGCAATTAACTATCTTCTAAAGGGCGGTAATAACGAATTATTGAATTTAGGTACCGGTAAAGGATATTCAAATATGGAAATAATGTTCATGATTACTGAATTATTTCCTGTTGAGCTCAAATACGATATTTTGCCTAGACGGCAAGGTGACCCCGACCAGTTGGTTGCCGATATCACTCTTGCTCAAAAGGTATTGAATTACCGACCAAAACATGATATAATCTCCATATTAAAATCAGCTTATGAATGGAACGAAAAAACCTATGAAAAATAATTTTCCTATGGATGATTTGGTTTCTGCTCAGGAAAAAATTGAACAGAAATTTTTACAGAATAATACTCATTTTCTTACAGGTGATATTGATGAAGAAAATATCAAAAGAGCTATTCAGTGGATTGCCTATGAGAATATGGAAGATGTTGAAGATAAAACATTAACTCTATATGTGAATTCGTATGGTGGTGATTTGTATCAAGCATTTGGTTTAATTGATATGATGAAGATTAGTAAATATCCTATTATAACCATCGGTATAGGTTCGATTATGTCAGCAGGATTTTTAATTTTTGCGGCTGGTGAAAAAGGTTACAGGTTTGTTGGTAGGAATACCGGCATCATGTGTCACCAATTTTCAGACTATTCGGAGGGTAAATTCCATGATTTGAAATCGCAAGCGAAAGCTAATGATATTTGTAATCAAAGAATGGTAGATATTTTGCGTGAGGCTTCAGGTCTATCCGAACGCATTATCAAATCAAAACTTTTGGGTCCCACAGATTTGTGGTTAACACCAGAAGAATTGGTTGAGTTAAACATAGCAGACCGAATTTTATAACAGGTAGGAAAATGATTCACGGCGGTAACAAATTTGAAAAGACTCAAAAGTCCAAGTTCAAAGAGAAATCGGAAAAAGAAACCTTTAGGGGTTTTAGGAAAAAACATAAAGACAAGCAAGCATATCGTTTAATGAAGGATGAGGAAAAAGATGTCAGCTAGAGATATTGATAAAAGAATAGAAACCTTGGAATTGGAAATTAAACTAGGTAAACTAAAACTTGCCGATGTGCAAAAGGAACTGAATAATTTAAAATTACAAGCTTTCGAAGAGGATATGAAAGAGCAGGACAATCGGCAACTACTGAAAGGGTAGTGTTGTTTTCCTACAACAAGTAGCTTGACTTTTCTGCCAGTTTTGTTATAATGGCAGGATGCAAATATTAAAAGAAATCACAGAATGGGAATCTGATTTTCCCATTATCAATAAAATCTATTTACTAGATTTAAAAGATAAGATTATCGCTTATACTAATAGTGATAATACTATTACTCAATTAAAATCTCCAATTAAATTAGATAAACGTAGAAGAAAGTTTATCAAAGTTAATCATGTGGGATTATCTAAGTTAATACAAAAAGATAATAATCGTATATTTAAAGTTAAATCAAAAGATAATGAATATACTGTTAGTTTAGATAATGATAATACATTATCTTGTACTTGTACCGGATTTACTTTCCGTGGTAAATGTAAACATATTGAAGCAGTAAGGAATACATTATGATAATATATGCTAATAATCGCAGTCCTAAAAAAATTAAAAAACAGATTAAAAACCGTCAGGCTAAAAAACAGGCTGAATATGATTTATGGTTAAAATCATTAGACCAATATAAACCTAATTTCAGTAATAATAAAAGAGTTAATACTGATAATATTATCAAACATAATAAAAAATATATTAGGGAAACACCATTATATCCTTCATTGGAAACCACTGGAGGTGTCGCCACTAAACCAGTCAAAGGTAATGTATATACCGGCGACAAAGTGAAAGGCATTGGTACCTTGCATAAATCCAATGCGGTTCCTGTATTCTCTGAGGAAGAGGCTAAAGACCAAGCAAATATGCGTAGGTAAAAAACCCTTATAAATCAAGAGCTTACAAAAAAGTGAAAATAATTCTAAAACCCTTTAAAATCAACAGCTTACTGTGTTGTTTTCCTGCAACAGAGGCTTGTGTTTTGCCTGGATACCTGTATAATGGTTTATGTTGAGTTGATAAAGAAAGCAAGAAATTATGAGTTTAAAGTTATTAAGTGTTGGTAATCCAAAAACCTTGAAAGGTATGAAAGAAGGTTATAATACCTATATTCTACATTTGGCGCCCGCTTCATTGTCTGGTTATAATACTTGTCCAAAAGCTACTGAAGGATGTAAGGCAGCTTGTCTTAATACTGCTGGTCGTGGTGGTATGTTCAAAAAAGGCGAAAGCACCAACACTATTCAGCAAGCTCGTATCCGTAAAACAAAAATGTTTTATGAAAATCGTAATGAATTTTTTAATTTACTAGTTAAAGATATTATTTTGGCTATTAAGCAATCAGAGAAAAAAGGTTTAATTCCTGTTTTCCGTTTAAATGGTACTAGTGATTTGAGTTTTGAAAAATATGGTTTTACTATTGCTTATGATGGTTATACAATTGATTATGCTAATATTTTTGAAAGATTTCCTAATGTACAATTCTATGATTATACAAAGGTTCTTGGTCGTAAAGTGAAAGATATCAAAAATTACCAATTAACATTTTCAGCTGCTGATGGTAATGACCGTGATGTAGAATCAGCCATGTATAATGGCATGAATGTTGCAGTAGTTTTCGGTATCAAAAAAACTGAACCAATGCCTGAGTATTATAATGGTGTACAAGTATTTAATGGCGATGAAAGTGATTTACGCTTTTTGGATCCTAAAAATATTATTGTTGGTTTGTATGCAAAAGGTAAAGCCAAAAAAGATACTACTGGCTTTGTAAAATATCCTTCTATTATGTTAAAATTGGCGGCTTAATATGATTACATTAAATGATTATTTTCAACCTTACAAAAATGAAAAATTTTGTGCCGTATATTCAAGAATTCCTATTGTTGAATTAGAATTATTCCGCAAAATGTTTGCTCATGAAGGTAAGTATTTTAAAATTAGATATCGTGGTCCCCGTTTTCATACACCGTCTGCTCGTTATCGTGGTAACAATAGTAAGCAGTCCACTTGTTTGAAAGAAGATGCCACACATTTTTCAGTTTATAGGTATTAATATGAAACAGATTTTTATTGTTAAGAGTGGTAGATTAATTGATTTTGTAGGATGGGAGTGGTTAAATTTAAAAGCGTTTGATGAGTATTCAAAAGCTGAGGTGTTTTTTGATAAAGTGGTGAAACAAATACCAGAAAGTGAATATCAAAAGACGGAAGATGTTGAAATCGAAGAATTGACTGTGGAGTGATTATGGGAACTAGAAGTTTAACTTATGTATATGAAGGCAAAAAAGAAGATTGGGTTTTACCTTTCGTGTGTATGTATCGCCAGTTTGATGGTTACCCATCAGGGCATGGTGCTGAGTTGGCAGAGTTTTTGCTGAGTGGTAGATTAGTTACTGGTTTATCTGGTATGGGTAAATCAAGACAATTTAATGGTATGTATTGTTTGGCAGCTCAATTGGTTGCAGACTTTAAGAAAGATTCTGGTGGCATCTATTTGTATCCTGCCCGTTTGAAGCAAGATTGTTGGCAAGAATATGAGTACCATGTTTGGGAAGATACCGTTAGAGTTACCGATACCGAAGAAATTTTATTCGAAGGTACTTGGGAAGCGTTTGAGGCATTTTGCTTTCAACCTAGTGAAGTAGAATGATTGCCCAAATAGTGGTTGCCAAATCGGCATTATTGTGTTATACTGTTATTTCTTTAATTGAATATGGAGTTGTGAAAAATGGCTAAGACTAAAACTGTAAAATTGAAACCTTTTGAAAAAGTGTTGACTGTAATGATTTCTGGTAAACCAGTAATGAAAGAAGAACTTGATGCTCTTCTCGGTCACGAAATTTATATGTATCGTATTTCCACTTATATGTGGCACATTAAGACTATCGCTAACGGCGTAGTTAAGGTTGTGAAAGACGGCCGCAAAGTTGCTGGTTATCAATTAGTAAACGTTGCTGAAGTGAAAGAATACATGAAGCGTGCTGGCGTTACTGCCTATACACCATCAGCTAAAGTGAAACCTGTTGAGAAGTTGGCAGACCTCAAAGCTGATGAGTTAACTGATGCTCAAGTTGAAGATGTTGTCACTAAAGCTGAAATGTCTGAGTTAACCGTAACAGAAGTTACTGAGTGATAAATTTTGCTAACGGGAGAGTTGCTACTCCGAACCGAGTTTACGGTAGTAGAGCGCTCATTCTTAAACGACAATCAGCTCGCTGTGAAGCGCCTATTGTGTCCCTTAGCATTATCAACGGAGTGAATTTATGAATAATTTAATGTCTGGTTCGCAAAACAAAAAATTTAAGCTAAGTCACTGGCAGTGGCAGAAGCGTTGGTTTGATGCTACCAATAAACAAGATTTAAAAGATTATGCTTATTTCATGAAGCATAATCATTGGAGAGAAAATTGTCCCTTTGTATTAGAATGGCCGTATTTAACTATTACTGATATGATTAAGGATAAACTAATTGAACAATACATTGATACTATGCTCGAACAAGCCGTCACTGAATAGAATCGGTAAATTAATTTATATTATGAAAGATAATATTTTGAATGATAAACAGCGTGAGGTACTTTACATCACCCAAGAAGAATGTGCTGAAGTAACTCAAGCGATTAGTAAGATTTTTCGTTTCGGTTTCGATGCTAGATATCCCGTTGATGGTAACAGTAACCGTGAAAGACTTACCGAAGAAGTTGGTGATTTGGTTGCTATGATTAGGTTATTGATTGATTTTGATGTGATTAATATGGAAGATTTAGAACAGGCAGCTGAAGATAAGATGAAGAAATTGAAGCGCTGGTCAAATTTATATGTTGATTGATTTTGTAAATTTATTTCTTGCAATTTTGGGTACTATTGTTGTGGTTTTTGCGATGATAGGTGTTTGGGTTATATTAAAGATGATAGTACCTATTTTATTTTTTAGTACCGGTGTTTGGATTATTATGGAGTTTTTGAAGTGAAAACCTTATTGAATTACCTCAAATATAGTGGATTAAATGTTATACTTAAGCTTAATCCATATCATTGGCGATTAGGTATTGCTTATCGCCAGACCGTTGATGTGTGGGAACAAGATGCGTTGGTGATTGAATTATTGCCAATTACGATTAGATTATGGATTGATAATGGAGATTGGTAATGTTAGATTATTATAGTATGTGGATGAAACAATATTTTGATGCTTTAGATTATATGACAGTTAAAACGGAAGTGAATAAACAAATGATTACAAAGACTTTACAAACAAATGATTATGTGCCATTCAAAGACAATGGTTTGAATGATGTTATGAAATTATGGGCTGTTAAGTGAACATTTTTTACCTAGACCATGATGTTGACCGTTGTGCTATGATGCATAATGATAAACATTGTATTAAAATGATTTTAGAATATGCTCAATTACTTTCTACTGCTCACCGTGTGCTTGATGGCACTCAATCTGTTGGCCTCAGTAAAACTGGTCGAAAACAAACTAGATATGTTCTTCCTGACGGTCGTGAATCTATTTTGTATTCTTCTACTCATTTATCTCATCCTTCAGCTGTCTGGTGCAGGTTAAACGATAGTAACTATAAATGGTTACAATCAATGTTAGTAGCCTTATGTAAAGAATACACCTATCGTTATGGTAAAGTCCATAAATGCGAGCGTGATGGTTTAGTAGAACAGTTGGCACGATTGCCAGATATGATACCATCTGCTCCATTTACCCAACCAACACCAGCGATGCCTGATGATGTTAAGGTTGCTGGTGATTCTTTATCTTCATACCGTAACTACTATATAAAGAACAAGACGCATTTGGCGAATTGGAAAAAACGAAATATTCCGGAGTGGTTTAATGCCAACATACGAATTTAGAGATACAAATAGTGGTGAACATTTTGAAATTTTTATGACATGGTCTAAGCGTGAGGAATACTTAAAAGAAAATCCTCACCTTGAACCTGTTGTAGCTGCACCTGCAATTATTGGTGGTATTGGCAATTACCAGAACAAAGCACCGTCTGGTTTTAATGAAGTGATTTCTAGGGTCGCTGAAGCACACCCAGCATCACCTCTTGCTGAGAAGGTCGGTGGTCGTTCTATTAAAGATGTCAAAACAAGAGAAGTAGTCAAGAAACACGTTGAGAAGATTACCAAGAGAACACAGAAGTGACCTTTATACATGAGAAGTTGCCTGGTTTAGATTTTGAATTAGAGGCAGTTACAACAGAAGAAGGTCGTAAATACCTCGTACCGAATGGTAAGAGGTATAATTCTATTACCACAATTCTTAAACCATACAATCAACACATCATTGAGAATTGGAAAGAGGCAGTTGGTGAGGAAGAAGCGAAACGAATTTCTGGTTTAGCTTCCCGCAGAGGTGAAGCAGTACATTTATCTTGTGAGAAATATCTTCTAAATGAGTTGAATGATTTTAAAATTAGAACAATGATGCCTAATATTAAGGAATTGTTCTTACAGTTGAAACCGCATTTAGATAAAAGTGTTGGTAAGATTTATTCAATTGAGCAACCACTATATTCGGATGAATTGCAGGTTGCAGGTCGTGTGGACTTAATTGCAGAATGGGATGGTAAAATCTCAATCATAGATTATAAAACATCTGGTAAATTTAAAGATGAATCTGATATCGCCAATTATTTCATACAATGTACCGCATATGCAATTATGTTTGAAGAAAGAACTGGTGTACCAATTGAACAGATTGTTATTGCGATGGCTGTGGTGAATGAAAATAAACCATTGTTATTTGTGCGAGAGAAAAAAGATTATATTGATAAATTAAATTATTTTGTGAGGTTGAACCTTGAAAATTTACATAAACAAATATAAGAATCATTGGGTCAGTCCATATACCATTGTTGAACATGTTTTCTTTTGGACTGATTGGTCTAAATGTGCCAGAGCAAAAGGACATGTACCAGATGACCAATGGATTGAATCCCCAAAGTGGGCGAATCAGTTAGCTGAGTGTTTGATGCCCGCTTGTGAAGTGTTAAGAAATATCCGAGAGTTTTTTGACCGTAAAATAAACTATGTAAAGATTGACCGATGGGATACTTGGTCGATGGACAATACATTGGCTATGATTATTCTTCCTATGCTAAAACAATTGCAAGCATCCAAACATGGTGCACCTAAGGTTGTTGATGAGGATGTTCCTGAATATTTACGCAGTCACATGGCTCAACCAAAAGAGTATGAGTTGGATGCCGATGAATTGTGGCAAAAAAGATGGGATTGGGTTCTTGATGAAATGATATTCACTTTTGAGAAACTCAATGAAGATGATTGGGAAGCAGAATTTTTTACAAATAAAGAATGGAACAAAGAAGAATGGACAAAAGTAAATGACCGAATCAATAACGGTTTGGTTCTATTTGGTAAATATTATAGAGGTTTATGGGATTAAAATTTTGGAGATTATGGGCAAAAGCTTTGGGTGAAAAATCAGGTAAATCTGATAAAGAAGCAAACATAATTGCCACATTACGCACAATTATTGTGTTATTTTATATCATGACAAATATGTTCATTATTGCAGGTGTTTTACGCCACTGGAATGACTAAATATATTTTCTGATGCCATACTGTAACAGTTCATCGTTACAGCCAACAAAAGGAGGTAAAATGCGAAGTAGACCGATACAATTAAGTATCCTAATATCAGCAGTAATACTGGTACTATCGGTGTTTAGTACCAATCAAGGTAAATATCATTTACCGTTTGATATTAAATATCACACACTATCAAAGTCAACACAGAAACAAGTTGATTGTCTAACGGAAAATATCCTGTTTGAAGCAGGACATGAATCCAAAGAAGGGCAAGTAGCAGTCGCCCTAGTCACCCTAAACCGAGTATCAACAGGCAATTATGCCAGTGATGTATGTGGTGTTGTTCACCAAAAAACAAACGGCATTTGTCAATTTAGTTGGGTGTGCGAATCTATTGCCGGTAATCGCTTGACATTGTTACGCAGTTCATTGTATAATGATACTCGTAATGTAGCCATCAATGTTCTAATGAATTATGAGACTATGAAGGACATTACAAAGGGTGCCACATACTATCATGCCGATTATGTGAATCCAAATTGGGGTTTACCAAAGACTACTCAGATTGGTAGACACATTTTTTATAAACGACAAAGTGATGTTGATAAGATTGATAAGGAAATTAAATTATGAATGATGTGAAATCAGATTTAAGAACTATGGTGATTGCTGGAACCATTGTTGTTATATCCGCAATTATCGGTGGTGTTGTGTATAATGTAAATGACCGTAATCTGATGTCAAGGAACATAGATAACGCAATTGCAAAAGGTATGGATCCTTTGGCTGTTAGATGTTCTTATGTAACTAATACAGATACGATTTGTGTAGCCCACGCTGCATCCAATAAAAAATAATTGAAAGGTATATTATGGCAGTTCAGCAATTGAGTATTAACCAGATTTCGAGTGAAGCAGACCAAAAGAAGTTATTGGACTGTTTGCGTGAATGTTCTGGTTCTATGACACGTATGGAAGGTGAGCGTGATTATATTAAAGAATCTGTAGCGGCTGTTGCTAAAGATTTACAGTTACCAAAGAAGTTGGTTGCGAAGATGGTTAAAGTTTATCATAAACAAAACTATGATGAAGAAGTAGCAACCCACGAACAATTTGAAACCCTTTATGAAACGATTGTGAAATAATTATGAAATTTACATTTACAAGTGAGTTCCAAGGTTTTGGTAGTCCAAAAAATACCATGGAATTTGAAGTTGACCAATTAGATGATGTTTTGGCGTATTTTGAACAATTCTTAAAAGGCTCTGGTTATCATTTTGATGGTAATGTAATCATTGACCAAGAAACTTGGCCAGCAATCCAAAATATTAATTTCGATTTAGCTGAGGAACATTTCAATAACTTGAATCAGGTAGATTTAACAGATGCCAACTAAAGAAGAAATGTTGAAGTTTGCTAGAGCAATCGAGAAGATGGTTGCCGAAACAGATTACAACCACATGGAAGCAATCGTTGAGTATTGCAAAGAAACGGGCATGGAAATTGAATTGGCTGCCACTTTGGTAAACTCTAATTTGAAATCTAAACTTGAATCTGATGCTCAAGATTTGAATTTGTTACCGAAGTCAGCACGATTGCCTTTCTAAATGATTTATTATGATATAATGGTGATATGACAGGTTATGAAGCGTTCTCAATATACAACTCCTTAAAGTTGCATTTCTCCTCAAATTCTTACGATTATTTCAAATACAACGGTAAAAGTAATATCTCTATCGAAGCTTTTGAAAATCGTAAGGACAAATACCATTTCTATAAACTATCTCGGCAAAATGAAAAAGAAGATTACATTGAGTTTCTCATATCCAATTTTCTAATCAAAGAGAATTTATGGGCAGGTGATTTGTTGCAAGAAGAAGCTATAATTGCCTACAAGTTACGTATGGCAACTATACAGTCATTGGGTTATAAATTCCAAAATGATTGCCAAAAGCTGAAAGATAGTGTATCCTCTCCTAATGAGTTACTGATAACTGACGGTGATTACCCAAAGTTATTGACCATGACATTACAGAAGGATGTACATTTAGAAACTTTGGTGATTATGAATTCTATAATGAATTTCTTACCTATGTGGGACAAGAAGATAACAGACACAATTCGTTATCCTGAGTTTTCTCGCAAAGTGAAAAAGTATGCACCTTTCTTGCAATTTGATAAAGACAAGTTTAAAAATATTATTATGAAAGAATTATTGTGAAAATTTATGTAGATATGGATGGTGTATTAGCCAACTTTGAGAAACGGTACATTGAATTGTTCCGTGAATCTCCAGGTGAATCCAGAAATGGTAAAGAGTTTAGTACAAACTGGCCAACTTTTATCGAAGGTAAAAACTTTGAGACATTGGAGTGGTGGCCAGGTGGTCCTGAGTTAATTACATATCTGAGTGCGAATGTTCCGGTTGAATCTGTGGAGATTTTAACCTCATCAGGCGGCAACAAGTTTCATGACCAAGTTGTGATTCAGAAGCATAAGTGGATTGAAACATTTAATTTACCTGAGCAATGGAAAGTAAACGTGGTAGCTGGTCGTAAAAAGAAGGCAGAATTTGCAACACCTGATAGCATCTTAATTGATGATACCGAAGATGTTATTCAGGCATTTCGTGCAGCTGGCGGTATAGGTATTCATCACAAAGATATCGGCAATACTTTGATGTTGTTGGATATTTACTTGCAAAAGGCATAAATATAGTATATACTATGAATATGTGGATAAGTCGTAATACATTTTTAATACATTTAAATACGAGGTAAATAATATGAGTTCATTTGCAAACTTAAAACGCAACCGTTCAAGCCTAGAAACTCTTACTAAGGCAATCGAACAAGTTTCCCAACCAAACGCAGAAGCAGGTAGTAAAGACGATACACGATTCTGGCAACCTAGTGTTGACAAGTCAGGTAACGGCATGGCTACGATTCGTTTCCTTCCAGCACCAGCTGCTGATGGTGACGATGCATTACCATGGGTTCGTGTATTCAATCACGGTTTCCAAGGTCCTGGTGGTTGGTTCTTTGATAATTGTTTAACTACTGTGAATGATAAATGTCCAGTATGTGAACACAATTCTACATTATGGAATTCTGGCATCGAAGCAAACAAAGAGATTGCTCGTAAACAGAAGCGTAAGTTGACATACATCGCCAACATTTTGGTTGTATCAGACCCAAGCAACCCACAAAACGAAGGTCAAATCAAGTTGTATAAATTTGGTAAAAAGATTTTCGATAAAATTTCTGAAGCGATGAATCCTGAGTTCGCTGATGAGACACCAGTTAACCCATTTGATATGTGGGAAGGTGCAAACTTCAAATTGAAGATTCGTAATGTTGAAGGCTATCGTAACTACGACAAGTCGGAATTTTCCGACAAGTCAGCTTTGTTTGATGGTAATGATGAGAAACTTGAAGAATTGTGGAAGAATGAGTTTTCTTTGAAAGACTTTACAGACCCTAAACAATTCAAACCATATGAGCAATTAAAAACTCGTTTGGATAAAGTTTTAGGTTTTGATGGTGGTCCAGTGAATTTGAAAACAAAGGCAGAAACTGCCGAGTTGAATAATTTTAGAGATGATGATTTATCAGTGATTGATACAAAGATTGCTGAGAGTGACGAAGATATGGATTACTTCAAATCACTTGCTGCGAATTAATTTCACAAAGCAAGATTAAACCCCGCTTCGGCGGGGTTTTTTATATGGCTCGGTTAACTAGTAGTTTACCTAATTCTGTGTCCATTACATCAGCGGCAGATAATTGTACATTTCCTCCAGAACCTCCATTGACATTCTGACTATTATCTACATTAACCACATTAACACCACCAGAACCTTTATTTGATGCAGATGTTGAAGCGGTATTTACATTTAATCCTGTATTGTTTGGTGCGCCTCCAGCATAAGATGCCATCATTTTGGCACGTGATGCTTCGGTACTACCGGCTTGGCCAGATACGAAATCTTTTCTATTTTCACCTTTATTGTATAAAGCCGTGGCACCACCAAGTCCACCAGTGTGAGCGGTATATAAAGCGGCACCTATTTGGTCGTTGCTACTAGAATCATTAATAATTCCAGCTTTCTTCAAACCTTCAAGATTTTGTTTTGTGTATTTTGCAAATATAGCATCTTGTTGAGAAGGACTGTTTAAAAACTCCGACAATGAACCATTAGCCCAAGCATCAGGATGATACACAGCAGCGTCTTCACCCCTATCACCATATTTTTTAGTTGAACCTGGTTTTAATAATCCAAATGTTTCTAGAGCAGAACTACCAAATTGATATCTACCAACAAAACCTTTGTGGTTATCACTACCGTATTTGTCTCCACTTTCCAACTTACCAACTCTATTGGCATAATCTTGTAAATCAAAATTACCCATACCAGCTTTTGTTGGTGATAATGGACTTAAATATTTGTCAGCACCAATTCCCCACAATTTAGTATACCAAGGTGCATCTTTAAGTGCAGATTGTCTATCTTCCATTTCTTTTTTATATTGAGATGCATCCATTATAGACGATGCATCATTACTACCGATTGCACCACCAGACATCGCCTTATTTGCAATATCGGTACCACCTTCATCAGCACGAGATAACAAAGCCATAGTTGGCAAACCAACAGCTGCAGTTACCCCAGCGGCCGCACCAACGGCGCCACCCAATAATCCACCACCACCTAAAAATGACGAAATGATATTTGCAGCTGTTTTTATGCCTGCCATTTTTGCAATTTGTGATATAACAGAACCAATTGTTGATGTGAGTGCATTGAAAATACCAACGAGTGGTGTTATTGCGGACATTAATAAATTACCTAGAAAACCAAAATCTTGTTTTTCTTGTGTTGGTGTAGTCTTTGTTGTCGGTCTATTTTTACCAAATTGTGCCTCAAATGCAGCTTCACGGTCTCTAGCCCTCATAAAGAACATATCAGCTTTTGTTGATGGAGTTCCACCTTGTAACTTTACCATCTTAACGATGTTTTGTCGCATCACATTCATGTCACGACCCATCATTGGTAATACGGTAGAATTCTTTGCTGAAATCCTACTATTAACATCAATAGATTCCATTATTGGTTGTAAAGCACCAATATTAGAATTCAATAATTGACTGGTTGCATCACCAACAGATTTTTCACCAGCACCTTTAGCTTGAAATGATTTTAAACTAGGAAACAAAGATGTCATTAGTCCATCACGTTTAAATAATAAACGTCTTGGATCCATCTTCTCTTTTAGTTTTTCACCAATGCCTCCAGCCAAGGCACCGGCAACTCCGCTACCTTGTTGTCTATATTTTTTAACTACTGATGATAATGTTGCCATTTTTTTATCTAGCTCTCTGCTGTTGTGCTTTAATTCGTTCTGTTTCTTCTTCCAGATATCTCATTAACATATTCACATAGATATCTCGTTCCCAAGGAATCATTTCTTCTAATTC